CTCAAGATCATCCATTAGGCCGTCGTACATATGTTCGTATGCGCTTCGGAGGACACTCTCAAGATATTCATCAAAAGAGTCTTCCCCGCTGTGCATTTGATTATAGGCACGAATGCCCGATCGTATTGCACTATATAGTAATACATAGTGCGAATACTCATCAGGAAGCATTTCTTTGGTATTTACCATGGAAGTACCTTTCTGATGCGGAGCTTTAGAGAGTTTCTCTTTGGAGACCTGGTTGGGTCACTAAGATACTCTTCTCCGATTCCGCGGTTCAAGTGGAAAAAGAGAAGTCTATCTTCATCTTCTAGCTCATCATTAAGCTTCGAAGATACCGGAACGAGAGTTTTTACGCGTTTCTCATAAGCTCCAATCTTACGATTGAAGTAGTGAAATTCGCCGTCATACTCTCGAGCGAAGTGCCAACCAAGGCCCGCGCAAGTATCGCGAACCATAGGTAGCTTATATATCGAATCGATATAGTCAGCTACTAAATGGGCTGTACGGTAACAACCGGCTTTGTAAAGTCGATTGGCCATATGAACCCACGATACAAAACGTGTAGCGTCCTTATGTGACTTTGGTGGGTCTTGACGTAGATACACGGGCGTAACAAGATGCCCGTGCATATAGTCCATTCCACACGACTCTCTGAAGCCTCCTTGGAAGAAGGTTTTCTTTGAGTTTACCTTAAGGCCGAAGGCCATCAGGTACTCAGTCACTTTAACGATGCAGTCCGCGGGAACGATTAAATCGTCTCCGAAGACTAATATATCCTTTCGGGCATTTTCGAATGCCTCAAGGGATTTAGGCCTGCCTGACCTCGTGAAGACACGACGCTCATCACAAACTGCAGCTATGCAGATCATGAGAAAGCAGAGCGCCTCCACAGGAAAGGTCAACGCAGAACCCATCGAAGCGTACTTCCGCAGATGGAACACAGTTCCATCTGGCATCATAGCTCGAGTTGATCTAGCACCGAACAAGTGCTTCCTCAATATCGGACTATGTCGGAAAACGAGAGAGACAAGTTGACAACTTACTCTATCGGACGCTTCGGAGAGATCGACCGTGGCAAGACTACCATCCATCGAACCTTTTCGAGCAGCCTTCTGATTTAAAGACTGATCATGAAAGTTAAGATGATGATACAGGGTTCTACCAGATGGAAAAACCCTCTTTTGCTTGCCAACCCGACGAAGGCTACTTACCAGCCGCGCTGCAGTAAGCTGTTGAGCATACTGCATAGCAGTTGGTTCGACGCAGATAATGCGTGAGGTCTTCATCGTTTTTGGGACGGAAACGACCCTTACGGGAAGTTCGTCCTTAGGGATCGTAATCTCTCTGTTCGATTGGTGTACGGTGTTAACACCGTACAGATGTTCCCAACTGAACAAATCATCCCACCTCTTGTAGAAGTTGCGACCTTTGTACTTTCCGTTAGCCCATGCCTTATCAGCAGTGGCTCCCGGACCGTGCTTAGGAAGTATCGACTCATCGTCGATAGCCTCGACAAAGAATTTTTCTACAAACGGAAAAAACCGTCTGCAGACGAAATTCAGAGCCGACGCCTTCTCCTGCGAGAATTTCGGCAGTCTACGAAGGCTGTCATCGACTTCTCGATAAGTTACCTGGGATTTACGATCTCTTACGGGATCGCAGACCTGGAACTTTTTCTTGTCGAAAAGACAAATACGCCGTACGAACTCAACGGCACGCAAGTCTGGATGCACCAAAATTGCGCCAGTCTTCGCATCAAAAACACGACTCGTCAACCCATGCAAGAAACATGGGAGAACGGATACTCTTTTAGGTCTCTTTCGAAACCTTGAGAATATTGAGGTCGCCACGCGTCCAAGTTGTATGCTCTCTTCGAGCCACTCCGAGAACGCAGGGAGAGTGATGCCCAAGAAGGCTTCACCCTCGTTTTTGCAACGAGACAAAATAGTCAATCTGTCTCGTTCTATATTAGCACAAAGTTTAAAATGTGCTTCATCGAGTAGTCCAAGAAGGATATCTAGGCTTTTCATTGAGTCTCCTATTGTAGGAGGGTTTCAATCCATAGCCTAACGTGTTCCCAGGCTGTATACACTTTATCGTGTAGACAACTCGTAAAGTCCGTCCATGTGGCAAATGCACAAGTGAGCTTAATCATCTAGATTAAGACTCGAGTGCAATAAATTTTGCCATATTGGCCGCCTGTGACATATAGCCGCAAATGCCAGTAATGATATCGGTCATCTGCACGGTAGTGAACCCTGCAGTTGGTCGATTCAGAACAACATACGCGCTACATGACACAGTCTTGGTCAGACCAGTCGACGGATCTGTGTAAGGAGTATAGAAGTCAAGACGAGCCTCAGACCTCGTGCGAGAACCACGCGTATGCGTGATCTTCGCCGTGTACAAGGCGTCTGTCGTCGAATACTCCGACGCATAACCGTCGGTCCGGATTCGGGCCATCGACTTTGCGGTCCCTCCCGATATGGCGTTGGCTTGGCCAACCGAGATTGAGATGGGGTCTGCGAACATGTTAAGATCCTTTTCTTGTTGTTGGAGAGCTCTCATAGCTCTCTTACTATGGTCTAGGGGCGGAATGTTTCCCGCCCCTCGACAGACCTAGGGCGACAAGGATGGACCACTGGTAAGCTGAAAGCGAACCGAATGTAATCCCAAACCCGTAAGGGTTCGCTACCTCCCGTTGCCGAAAATCGTAAGTAACGCGGCTCACGCCGCTTAGCCTGCGATCCGGCATCGACCATGGACCACCATTACTACTACCTTCGCGAACAAGTACAGTACCTGGTGATGCATACTCGAAGTGTTCTTCACACATCACGTATGCATACTGGGCAACGACCTGCGAACGAACGCGTGTAATAATGTTAGACATGGTCGCACCAACAGAAGTGAACCAATCTAGCAACCAACTCCAAGGTATCAATTTATACAAGATACTTGGGTCGGCAGATAGGCCTAGTAGGTCTAATGACAACCCATCAGCGGGTAGCCCTTCGAACATAGAAGGCGTTATCTCAGGGATATAGTAGCGGTATTTTGCCACATACCATATCCGTCGCTTGTACGACTTGAGTGCTGGATTGCTCACAGCCACATTTTGACCAGGTGCATAAAGAGTAGACGACAGAACAGGTGAAAACTGAGAAGACGGCGCTTGAGAACGCGCAATATTCTCGGAAAATCCACCCTCATCTAAAGTCACTTTTCTGCGAACGGATTTACCATTGTGATTGTACAACCAGCGTAGCTTTTTGTTAAGTTTCTCTCTCATCTGAATAAGAAAAAAGAGATCCTGCAACATAGGCCAAACGCCGAATGCACCATACAAATAGGTATCTCCGGTTGTCCTGGCATCATCAACAGCGGACTTGAGGAACTCACGAATCGTTTTACCCCCCGTAAAGGGAATACCGCGACTCCTGAGTGCTTGGAAGCCCAGCTTCGTCTGTTTCAACAGATCTGGCAGGTCTTTAAGTTCGCCAATTGATACACCCAAATTATAAATCGGGTGCAGTGGCTGAGTACGTGCCCAACCCTTCGCTCCCCAACCAGAGAGGTTGAGGGGCGTCGGCTCTGGTGACGGGATGTATGGTATCACTACCAACTTCCCATCATACGAAGCAGTAGGCACGCTCTGATAGTGCATAGAGAGTGATTCAAACCTCTTCAACGATAACTTTTTCTTAGTTACGAAAAGAGGCCCACCACTCCTATAGGGAGGACCGGGATGAACTTCATCGTTGCAAACATGGGGACCAGGATAAGCCGGTACGAACTTGTTGATGCCGTTCAAGACACCAGCAAATTCGCCGCCATACTGGATCCAGTATTTGCGAGATCTAGGGCCAAAGTTCATAAGAGAGACATCTCTGCCTCTCCTAGGACGTTTTGCCTTGCGCTTTCTACGATGAGCCATTTTAAACCTAATCCTTGTGCTA